GCTGAGACTGAATTATCTAACATTCTATCTGCTGAGATTCTTTCTGAAATCAATAGAGAAGTTGTTAGAACAATTAACTACTCTGCTGTTGCTGGTGCTCAAAAGAACACTACAACTGCTGGAACTTTCGACTTAGATACTGATTCTAATGGTCGTTGGTCAGTTGAGAAGTTCAAAGGTCTTATGTTCCAAATCGAAAGAGATGCTAACGAAATTGCTAAAGCTACTCGTAGAGGTAAAGGTAATATTATGATTACTTCTTCTGATGTTGCTTCTGCTCTACAGATGGCAGGTGTGTTAGACTATGCTCCAGCATTGAACAACAACCTACAAGTAGATGATACTGGTAATACTTTCGCTGGTGTTCTAAACGGTCGTATCCGTGTATATGTTGACCCATATTTCGCAGATGCTACTAACCAATACTACACAATCGGTTATAAGGGTTCTTCAGCATTCGACGCTGGTTTATTCTATTGCCCATATGTTCCATTACAAATGGTTCGTGCTGTAGGTGAGAACACTTTCCAACCTAAGATTGGTTTCAAGACTCGTTACGGTATGGTTGCAAATCCATTTGCTACTAATGACGCTAACGGTGTTGCTGCTAGACTAGGTTCTGGTGATGGTAACATTTACTACAGAATTGCTAAGGTTACTAACCTAATGTAATTCGAGGTAAAACTCACATATAAAAGAGCACCCTTCGGGGTGCTTTTTTTATTCTTAAAACTATTATAAATAGATGTATGTCAGAAAGACCATCAGAACCAAATAACAAATCACTACTCTCACCAGTCGGTTTTAAGTTTAATATACAAAGACTACCGCATGTGAATTACTTCTGCACATCTGCTATTATTCCTGATGTTACTTTGGGTCAAACAGAAGTTCAGAACCCATTTGCTAAATTAAAGAGAGCAGGTGAGAAGATAGAGTTTTCAGATTTAACACTTGAGTTTCAAGTAGATGAAGATATGAAAAACTATCAAGAGATATTTGATTGGATACAAGGGTTAGGTTTCCCAGATAACTTCCCTCAGAGAGCTGCTATTACAGAACCGTATAGTGATGCTTCGTTAGTTATTACTACTGCTCAATATCAACCTAACATAGAGATTCGTTTTAAAGACTTATACCCTACAAGTCTTGCCTCTCTACAATTTGATTTGAAACAGTCTGATATACAATATCTTGCAGGGTCGGTAACCTTCGCTTACCGTAGTTATGATATCCTTACCATTACTTAGCGCCTATTAGTTCTTGAAGGGGAACACCCCTATTATACTGCTTTCTTACTAACTTGTCAAATTTTTGAATAACTTTTTTTAAATATTGACTTTGATATACTTTTAAGGTATAATATTGCTATGAATATTGAACAAATTGTAACTGAGTGGAATAAAGATTCTAAGATAGACGAAACCGAATTAGGTATGGAGTCTGCTAAGATACCTTCTATTCACAATAAGTATCTGAAAATTTTTATGGGTGAACGAGTTGCCCTTAAGAAAATTTACGCAAAGAAAAAGAAAACAGAACGAATACTGTTAGAATACTATTTGGGTGAATTAGATAAAGACGAATTACAGGAATTAGGTAGAGACCAATTCTTTAAGAAGTTATTGAAGAATGAGGTTCAGTTGTATATTGAGTCTGATGATATGTTTATAGATATTACTTTAGAACTTGCTATGCAACAAGAGAAGGTAGACTACTTAGAGTCTATCATTAAGAGTTTAAACAATCGAGGGTTTCAGATTAAGTCTGCCATTGATTGGAATAAGTTTGTGACTGGTGGATAAGATAGAAGTATACAAAAAAGATGAAGTATTTCTTAAGATAGATTGTGAACGAGGAACTGCTAGAGAACTTTCAGATTATTTTACATTTGAAGTTCCTGGAGCTAAGTTTATGCCTTCTGTTCGTAATCGATATTGGGATGGAAAGATTCGTCTATTCAATGTCAACACAAGGCAAATCTATGTTGGTCTTCTTAAACATATAAAACACTTCGCAAGTGAAAGAGATTATGAGGTTATACTTCACGACGATTTAGAAGATACGATTGATGTTCCTCTAAATGAATTAGAGAAGTTTATAACAGAAGAAAAGTATAAACCAAGAGAATATCAGTTACGAGCGGTCGCACATGCTATTCGTAATCACAGAGCATTGATTCTTTCGCCGACTGCTAGTGGTAAATCATATATTATCTACAGTCTATTAAAATACTACCTAAAAGTTATTAAGGGTAAGGCTTTGGTTATTGTTCCTACCACTTCTTTGGTTTCTCAGATGGGTTCTGACTTCCAAGACTATAGTAATGGGAACTTCGAAAATTGCCATAAAATTATGTCTGGCGTCGACAAGAATGACCCAAATTCAAGAGTTTATATTTCTACTTGGCAATCTATATACAAGCAAAAAAAAGACTATTTTGACCAATTTGATTTGATTATAGGGGATGAGGCACATCTCTTTAAAGCAAACTCCCTCACCTCTATTATGGAGAAGTTACCTAACTGTAAATATCGATTTGGTTTCACTGGAACATTAGACGATACACAAACGAACAAGTTGGTATTAGAAGGTTTGTTTGGGTCGGTAATGAAAGTAATTACTACCAAAGAGTTGATTGATGATAAGACACTCTCAGACTTTCGTATTAAGTGTTTGGTTCTTAAGTATCCAGACTCTGAATGTAAAAGAATGAAGGGTTCATCATATGTTGAGGAGATGGATTTTATTGTTGGTAACGATACACGAAATAACTTCATCAAGAACTTGACTTTAACCCGAAAAGGTAATACACTATTACTATTCCAATATGTAGAGAAGCACGGTAAGATTCTCTATGAAAAGATAAATAGTGAAGTAGGTGATAAGAGAAAAGTATTTTTTGTATATGGTGGCGTAGACGCAAATGAAAGAGAAGAGATTAGAAAAATTACAGAACAAGAGAACGATGCTATTATCATCGCTTCGTTTGGGACTTTTTCTACTGGTATCAACATACGCAATCTTCATAACATCATATTTGGTTCTCCTTCAAAATCTAGGATTCGTAACCTGCAGTCCATTGGTAGAGGATTGCGTAAAGGTGATAACAAAGAACGAGCAACTCTCTACGACATCGCAGATAAACTTTCTTGGAAGAGTTATAACAATCACACGCTCAAACACTTTGCCATTAGAGTGAAACTATATAATGATGAAGAGTTTGATTATTCAATTTACAACATAAGGTTAAACTATGAACCACTATAAGTATAGCGTTTTAAATTTGTCAAGTGGAGAAGTCATCATTACAGAGGTGAGTGATTTTGATGAAGAAGATTATGTATTCACACTAAAGAACCCTATTAAGATTATAACTAATACAAACAAGACCACAAAGGTTATGCAGTTATACTCTTACCCATATGTTCCTCTTTTACAAGAAGATGAACCAGTAGAGTTAAGTGGTTATCACATCGTTTCTGTTACTCCAGCAAACGAAGAAGTATTAGAATATTACTTAGAATCAGTAGACCACATTTATCTTCCAGAAGGTGATGATGGTAAATTATCTCTAAGTGATGTTAAACTAGCAGACAAATTAAAGAAAGAATTAACAGCAGGAATTGTTCAATTAGCGAACACAAGTATACACTAGGAGTTATTATGGCAAAGAAAAAGAATTATGTAAATAATAAAGATTTCTTTGATGCGATGGTAGAATATAAAAAGTCGGTCGAAGAAGCAGAATCAAAAGGTGAGAACAGACCACAAGTTCCAAAGTATGTTGCTGAGTGTATTACACTGATTGCTCAAAGACTATCACACAAACCAAACTTCATCAACTACACATTTAGAGAAGATATGATTGGTGATGGTATTGAAAACTCTCTGAGATATATTGATAACTTTAATCCAGAGAAGACTCAGAACCCATTCGCATACTTTACTCAAATTATATACTATGCTTTTCTTCGTCGTATTCAAAAAGAGAAAAAGTATCTTTACACAAAATTCAAAGCAACAGAGAATGCTAATCTGATGGGTGAGGTCGTAGATTTACAAGGGCACGATATCAGTGGTCAGTTTGAAGTTGACATTAAAGCATCTGATGGTGCTGCTGAATATATGGCAGAGTTTGTAGAAGCATTCGAAGATAAACAAAACAAGAAAAAACTAAAAGATGAAGATAGCATTAATAACTGATACACACTGGGGAGTTAGAAACGACTCTAAAGTGTTTTATGATTACTTTGAGAAATTTTATAATAATACCTTCTTTCCAGAATTAGAAAAACGGGACATTAAGACAATCATTCACTTAGGTGATATTGTTGACCGTCGTAAGTTTATTAACTATGTAACTCTGCGTAAGATGAAAGATATCTTTATTGACAGATGTGTTAATGATAAGATTGACTTGCATGTAATCGTCGGTAATCACGATGTTCCTTTTAAAGATACAAATGAGTATAACTCTATGAATGAGTTATTCGATAAAGAAGATATCACATACTATTCAGAACCGAAGACCGTTCAGTTTGATGGCACAGATATTCTGATGATGCCTTGGATTAATAAAGAAAACTATGACCATGCGTTAAAGAGAATGGATGATACCACTGCTCAGATTATGTTCGGTCATTTAGAAATCGCAGGTATGTTAATGATGGTGGGTCAAGCAAATCCACACGGTATGAACAAGAGTCAGTTTAAGAAGTTTGACCAAGTATTAAGTGGTCACTTCCATCATAAGAATTCGAGTGATAACATCACTTACTTAGGTTGCCCATACGAAATGACTTGGGCAGACTACAATGACCCCAAAGGTTTTCATATCTATGATACAGATACAAGAGAGTTAGAGTTTGTTGAGAACCCCTATCGTATGTTTAAGAAAATTTATTATACAGACAACGATAAGACAATGGATGAGATTATGGACTTTGACTTCGACTCATATAAAGATGTGTATATCAAAGTCATTAAAGGTTCTATTGACAATCCATACTGGTTCGATATGTTTATGGATAAACTCTATAAGATTGACCCAGTCCACATTCAAATCGTCGATGACCACCTAAACTTAGATGTAGAAGACAGTGACGATTTAATCAACGAGGCAGAAGATACAATGACAATTATGAGTAAGTATATCGATAATCTGCCAGATGACATACCAAAAACAAATCTCAACAGTTTGATGAGGGAACTCTACAACGAAGCAGTCCATATGGATATTTGACAATTGACCGACTTTATAGTATAATACTCTGAATGATACAATTTAAAACTCTAAGATATAAGAACATCTTATCGACTGGTAATGTGTTCACTGAAATTCAACTCGACCGTTCACCTAACACGATTGTTGTAGGTGAGAATGGTGCGGGTAAATCTACATTCATTGATGCTTTATGTTTTGGTTTGTTTAACCGACCGTTCAGAGATATCAATAAGAAACAAATTGTCAACTCAATCAACAAGAAAGGTCTGGTTGTAGAAGTTGAGTTTAGGGTCGGTGGGCAAGAGTATAAAGTAGTCAGAGGTATCAAACCAAACATCTTTGAAATCTATCAGAACGGTGATATGCTAAATCAATCAGCAACCGTTAGAGATTATCAATCTATTCTAGAGGAAACAATCCTCAAACTAAATTACAAATCGTTTACTCAAATCGTTGTGTTGGGTAATGCTTCGTTCACACCGTTTATGCAGTTGAAGACTTCTGATAGAAGAATCATTATTGAAGACTTGCTTGATATTCAAATCTTCTCAAATATGAATCTACTACTCAAAGAAAGAATCGCAACAAATAAGAATCGTATACTTGAGTTAGAAGTTGATATTGATAAGAACGACCACAAGATTGAAGTTCAAAAAGAGTATCTCGAAAAGATGAATGCTGATGTTAACTCTCAGATTAAAGAGATTATTTTAGAGCAGAAAGGTTATCAAGATAAGTATGAAACTGCTGAAAGTATGGTTTTGAATCTTACAACAGAAGTTGATGATTTATTAAAGAAGGTAGAACACGAACAGAAGGTCAAAGCAAAAGAACAGAAGATATCAACTCTTCTACATAAACTACACGACAAACATCATAAGTCAGAAAAGAAAGCAAGTTTCTTTGAGAATAATGACCATTGTCCTACTTGTGAACAACTTCTTGAAGTTGCTATGAAACAACAGAAGATAACAGAAACAAAAGAATCAATCAGAGAGACTGAAGATGCTATAGAACAATTGGGTATCGAACAGAAAAGAATAGAAGAAGAAATTAATACTATCCAACAACTACAACAGCAGATTAATACAAAACAAATCAACATTCGTGAGTCTCAGTCTGTAATGAAACATATGAAAGAAAATGGTAAGTCTGCCAATACTCGTATCACTACATTGAAGACTAAATCAGTTAAAGACCATTCAGTCAAAGATAAGATAAAAGAGTTAGAAGAGATTGCGGATAAATACAAAAGTGAAAGAGAAGACCTTTCAGTAGAAAAGAATCTATTGAATTATGCAAGTGAGATGTTAAACGATGGTGGTATTAAGAAACGAATCATCAAACAGTATGTTCCTATTATGAACAAACTCATTAACAAGTATCTTGCTTCAATGGAATTTTTTGTTAACTTTGAATTAGATGAAGAGTTTAATGAAGTAATCAAATCTCGTTTCCGTGATGTATTTGCTTACTCTAACTTTTCAGAAGGTGAGAAGATGAGAATTGACTTAGCATTGTTATTCACTTGGAGAGCAATTGCTAAAATGAAAAACTCTACAAACACAAACCTATTGGTATTAGATGAAGTGTTTGATAGTAGTTTAGATGGTAG